TAGCAGATGCGCTGGACAAGCAATTGTCACCACTTGACTTAGCCCTTGGGTTAAAAACATTTGTAAGCCCGAGCTATGTTGCCCTATCAAAAGATATCTCAGACAATGTGACATCGGCAATTGAAATTACAGATTTCTCTTTTACTGGAACAAACGGCACAACATATAGTCAATACTTTAATGGCGTATTTGATGGTTACTACATCCCTAGAACATCTGGCGAGCAGAGACTTGTGGTTTATATTAGATATGGCGGTGTAAGAATATATCTGGATGATACTCTAATACTTAATGAATGGAGAATGAATACAACAACTGGCGGGGCATTGACAAGGTTTCAGTCAGACCTCCTTAATTTAACAGCTGGCTCTCCAAGAAAAATAAGAATTGAATTTTTTCATTCATTTGATGATGATAACGGATCAAGCTTTTCAATCAAGCTCTACAAAGCTGTTGGTATATCTTCTGATGCATTAATCAGTGCTGGTGAGTTTTGCACAGTTGTAGCAACCGACTCTATTGGCTCAAGGAATGCCTCATTTACATCAGAACCTGGTAGAAATGTTAACAGGAATAATGGTGTCTATATAGCCTCACCATCGCTGTCTCAAGCAACTGGTCTAACATCAGAGCCAGATAATAAGTCTGTACTTCTTGCATCTAATTCTTATATTAGAATACCCTATCACTCCTCACTAGATATGACTAATTCAAATTCATATCTCTACACTGGAGACTGGTCTTTTGAGCTGTTCACTAAATTTAATAACGGATCATTCGCCTCAGATGGAGAGTACATAAGTAACTGGTCTAATTCAAACCCTAATACTGGTTTTGAATTTTTCAATAATAGCTCATCTCATGGATTTAAAATAAAAACACTGTCTAATGCATCAGTCGTTACAGAAACGGTGTCTTCAAACACCGCCCTGTCTAACTCATCTTTCCATCATATTACTGTTACATATTCAGACAATACTCTTAAATACTATGTTAACGGTCAGATTGTAGATAGCGAGGTTGTAGAAGGAACACCTATTGCCTGGACAAGCAGAGACATCACAATTGGTGGTCGTGGTGCTTCTTACACTTCTGGGACTGGGGAATCAGCACCGTCTGCATTTAGAGCGTTTACTATTGATGAGTTTGCATTATACAATGTCGCTCTATCTGCTCAAGATATTGCAGAAAGATATAGTGAGTCAAGCATACAACCTTTGACAATGTTCCCATTTCTTTACGGGAATGATGAAACAATCAGATCAATTCTTGACGGTATAACCTTTGCGGATCTTGGTCGTGTATATATAGATGAGCAGAATAAGGCAAGATACGAACATTTCTATCGCTTCTTTGAACCATCAATTTCACAACATGCCAATGTGCAATATACCATTAGCGACTCTTCTAATATTATTGATGCTGACTACACTGTTGCACTACAGTGCAATAAGGTTGTTATACCGATTGCAGGGCTTGCATCAGCCGCTGCTGGAACACAATCTCTATGGAGAGCGCCAGATCCTACAACGCTAAGCTCTGTTGCGCTTACTGCAAATATAAACTCAAGCGCTAACACTATTTATGTATCAACAACCGAGGATCCACCATTCCCAACTTCTGGATATTTAAAAATTGAGAGTGAGATTGTAAAATACAGCTCAAAGACAAGAAACTCCTTTAACAATGTTGAGAGAGGTCAATTCCAGACTACTGCTGCTTCTCATGTTACTAGCGCTAAGGCAAGAGAGGCTAAGTATTACAACCTTAAGTACGACAAAGCGCCAGCTTTTAATATTAGATCGCCTTTCATTACTGGAATTCTATTTGAAGATCCCGATGAGGTTGAGATTGTTAAATTTCTGCCTGGTCCTTATGGAGCTGAGTTAATAATTTCAACATCAAATAGTGTTGCGAGTGGAACAATTATATTTGCTGAAGGGACTAACCCCCTTACAGACAAAGTTGCATTTACATCAATTGCTGGCGTACCAGTTATTATCACTGAGCAGAATACCCAAGTCACTCAGCAATCAGCATTGAACACTGATTCAATTAAAAAGTACGGGCTAAAGGATGTTATTATTGAAAGCCCATTTATTAGTGATGCAGTTCATGCACAAAAATTAGCTGATTTTATAATCTCTAAAACACAGGATTCTGTTCCAATTCTTAATATTAACGCTACGGCTATACCTAAGATTCAACTTGGTGATAGAATAAGAATATCAACAATGAGCTCTTTTGATATAATTAATGCTGACTACTGGGTAATATCCCAGTCACTAAATGTTGGAGATACGCTACAACATCAGCTGACTCTTAGGAAGGTGGTTTAATGACAACAAGTAATTCTATATCTGAAAATGCAATCTCCTTCTACGCCTCTGGTGGTCACGCTCATGACGGGGTTACTTCTTCATTAATTAAAACAAACTCCTATTCTATCTACGATTTCAATCCAAGTTTTATTGGGGATAATCCAGAAAGAAGGAGAGCCCAGGTAAACAACTACAATTCCTTTAGACAATTAGTTGTTAATACGATTAACTCCACTGTTCTTGAGCCAGCAGGCATAGTTCTTCAGGATAATATTATCAATAGCAGAAATATAATTTCTGGTTCAATCACAGCTACTGAAATCGCTGCCAACACGATCACTGCAGATAATATTGCTGCGGGAACGATCACGGCAAACAACATTGCCGCCAATACAATTACAGCAAACAATATTGCTACTGGAGCCATTACTGCAGATGAATTATCTGCAAACCTTGTCCTTGTTAATAATGTGATTAGGAGTAATAATTTTGATGGAACAGTTGCTGCCAATGGTGTAATTACAGTTCAGGGAACATCTGGCTGGGCTATAACAAGCGCTGGCAGCGCTGTATTTGATTCAACAGCAATAAGAGGAACGCTCACAGCATCTGCTGTAAGCACCCCAGGTGTTGACATCTATGCTAATGGAACATTATCTGCTAATAGCTACACGCTCTATGGAAATGGTGCAATCGCTACATCAAGTGGTAATTTTAGCGTTGATGCATCTGGCAATCTTACAGCAACTAATGCAAATATCACTGGAGAAATAAACGCAACATCTGGAAGTATTAGTGGTAATTTATTAGTAGGTGGAACTATTACATCAACTGATATATCTGGAGTTAATATTTCTGGTTCATTCATTACTGGCGCTACTTATATACAGGTCGGAGATCTCGCTGCTGGTTATGTATTGTTGACAACTGGTGGTCAAATTACGGCTAAGGGAAGTATTTTCTCATTTGCCGAGATAACATCAGCAACGGAAATATCTTCTAGTAATATAGTTAGTGCTGGTGGTGCGGTCACAACACCATATCTTATCTTCTCTGGTACAGTTACTGGAGCTGGGTCTAGCGTAATTAGAAGGTCTGATGGCTATCTTTTGATACAATCCTCAAAAAGAGAATTAAAGACTAATATTGAAGATATTGATAATTCATTACAAAAAATTAATGCACTAAGACCAAGAATCTTCAATTGGAAACTGCAAGACAGCGATCCAGATGATTACTTTCATAGAGAAATTAAGCCTAATCATAAAACTATGGGTTTTGTTGTTGAAGAAGTTGGTGAGGTATCTCCAGAGTATCTTGAATATACAGTCAGCGGTGATAATGAACTAGACGGTCATTACTGGAAACCTCATGACTTTATTGCACTTGCAATACAGGGAATTAAAGATTTATCAGCAAAAGTAACAACACTAGAGCAAAGGATTGCCCAATTAGAAGGGTAAATGAGGTATAATAGATAAATGGCTTACGAAAACTATACATTTGTGTCTTGGACTGATGGAACCCCAATCACTGGAGACCGTCTTGCTCAAATGTCCACAAATATAGATCAGGTTAAAGACGCTACTGATGACAAGCCATATGGTCTTTTAAAGTTTAAAACTGTTACATCAAGCCCTGGTTCGTGGTCCGATTTTACTGATCATGAAATTATCAAGCTTACAGATGAGTCTGGCACTGGTGGTGCTGATAATAGGGTAACGGTATCTGCCAGTCGTTTCTATAGAGTAACAATTAATTTTACGGGTTTTGTTGTTGATGCAAAAGGTTCTGAAGATTCAACATTCAGTCTAAAGATATGTGAAGGGACTTTTGGAGGGGCAAATACAACTCTCCAGCAATATAAGTTTACACCTCACCCATTTACATATATTGATGTGTCAACGCTTGGTAACTCTGCAACAATTGCAAACCACTCATTAAAAAACAATGCTTATGACACCAGGTTTGGTGCTGGTACCCATTCAATCATTCTCCAGAGCAACTCTGCTGGATTTACAAATCAATCTTACTTTGTTAGCGTGAAGAGAGATCAGGGTGCAAGCGCTAACAATGCCCCATCCTACTCTGTCCCAGCTTCCGTTGGCGGTGAATTACAGATGTACATTGAAGATGTCGGTGGAACAGCCTAATCAAATCAGAAGTAGTTTGGCATCTAGGCGAGATGATATAGATTGGTCTGCAAAATTCGCTAACGGTGAGGAAAGCCCTAATTTTAGTGGTGGTAAGTATATAGATGACAAGGGATATGTTCGTGTTTTAAATCCAGATCATCCTAAAAATATTCGTGGATATGTTTATGAACATAGGCTTGTAATTGAGCAGTATCTAAGCAGATACCTTCAGCCCTGGGAAACTGTTCATCATATTAATGAGATTAAAATAGATAATAGGCTTTCTAATTTATTCCTATGCACACCTCAAGAGCATAGCGCACTTCATAAAGAAGGTGTTAGGATGAAGGATGAGCAAAAGCAGAAAATGAGGAAAACTGCTCAAGAAACAAAACCTCATACAAAAAAGAAAAATGCCTCTAATAAGATTGTAATCAAAAAAAGACTCCCATAGACAATTTCATTGACTATACTGTGGTATGCTAGACGGAAACCAAAGGAGTCCTAATGAAAGTTTGTGCAGCAGAAGGTTGCAATATAGAGTTTGAGCCGCAGACAGCAAATCATAAATTTGCTGACAAGTTGTGTAGAAAGTCTATTGATGTAAATGGGTTATGTAAATACAGAAGAGATAACGGTCTATTTGAGATAGGAGAAAATCCATTGACTGGAACAGTGCCAGAAACAGAAAGCGAATTGCGTCTTTCTTATAATAAGTTATTGCAAGAGTATAATAAGGCAAAAGAAAAGAATGTTGATCTAGCAGACGCTGTGTATCGTGCGGTGCGAGAAGACATTGAGTCAGTTAAGTATGTGCCAGTACCAAAGCCAAAGTTTGGGAAAGCTACTAAGGGGGAGGAAGTCGCTGTTGCTGTTATTGCAGACTGGCAGTTGGCAAAAATCACTCCAGACTACAACTCGCAGGTTTGTGAGGAAAGAATCTATAAGTATGCAGAAAAGATTATTCAACTTACAGAGATTCAGAGACAAGATCACCCAGTAAAGGAATTGCATATTTGGGCTCTTGGAGACATCATTGAGGGAGAACTTATTTTCCCAGGTCAATCATTTTTGGTTGATGGTGGTTTGTACAGACAGATTACTGTTGACGGTCCAAGAATCATGAAGAACTTCATTAACATGATGCTTGAGAATTTTGAGAAGATTGTTTTTGTCGGCGTTATTGGAAATCATGGTTCAATTGGCGGTAGAGCTAGAAAAGATCATGACCCTGAAACTAACGGTGACAGAATGCTTTATCGTATCACTCAGCTTATGTTTGAGAATGAGAAGAGAATTGAATTCAGAATCCCTGATGGTCGTGGTGAAAGACACTGGTATGCCGTTGACAAGATTGGTAATTACAAGAGTCTCTTGTGTCATGGCGATCAGTTCGGTAGTCTTTCAACATTCTACGGCTTTCAGAAGAAAGCTTATGGCTGGAAGATCGGGGCTATAGAAGATGATTTTGATGATGTCTATCTAGGACACTTCCATACGCCTACAAAGATGACATTCAATACTGTTCAGATGAGAATTTCAGGAAGTCCTGAATCAACAAATACTTATGCTGTAGAGAGACTAGCTGCTGTAGGCAGACCATCACAGCCTCTTATGTTTGTGCATCCTGAAAAGGGTATTGTTACTGCTGAATACAATTGCTGGCTGGATTAATATGGTTAAAGCAACTGGTCTATACTGTCAACCTTGTGGTTCAAGGCTGTTTGTTGGTCAACAATATTATGCATTTCAAAAAAATTATATTGATGTAACCTGTACCAAGTGTGCTCATTCAATTGATGTAGAGGTAAGAAAGCTTAACAAAATTCTAGATTATCTTGGCTTTAAAACGATCAAGGAGCGACATGATCTCAGCGAAACCAACAACAAATAAATTTTATAAATATGCAGGTAATATTGTCAAGATCAAGAAAATTTCAAGAAGCAAGAATAAGATTTATCTAGAAAACCTTATTGATAAGGAAACAATCGTTATTCCGTATGAGCAGTCTGAAATTCTAATTACAAGGCTATACACCGTTGGTGAGGTAGCAAAAATTGTTGAGAGAAGACCAGACACTTTGAGGAAGTACGAAAGAAGAAATCTTATTCCTTCTGCAGAAAAATTTGGTGAAAAGTACACGGGCTATTCAAATTGGCGCTATTATGATCAAAGTGCGGTTTATGAAATGGTTGAGTTCTTTAACCAAAGAGTTCAAGGTCGCCCTGTTACTAAAAAAGGTAACACGGTAGAAAATAAAATACACACATTAGAACAAAAAGTAAAACTTCATAAGTGAGGATGATATGAGTGAAAATATTAAAGGTACAGAAATTTGGGCATCGCTTGGAATTACCAAGAATCTTGGTAATTATGAGTCGCTAAGACTTGATGCTGGTGCAAGGACTCAGGCTAAAGATCCTGATGATCCTGAAGCCTGGGCAAAGGTTTGGGAATCAATTGATGCTCAAATTGAAGCCAAGCTTCAAGAGCTAGATAATGAAAGCCCAAAGTGATTGGCTGAACGAAGCTGTTTGTGCAAATGATGAACGACCAACGGCTTGGCTATCGTATGACATTAATGATGTACAATACGCCAAGCTTGGTTGTTCAAAATGCACTGTAAAAAAGCAATGCATTCTTAATGCATTTCGTAATGACCCATATGTAGGTGTAAACGCAGGGATATCCGAGTATGACTTTTTAATGCTTACTTGGAAGGAGGCTACGAAAGTAAATGGAAGTAACTGGAGCAGAGCTGATAAAGTTCTTCAAGGAATCGTGCGACAAGTCAAATAAATTATTTATTCCAGACTCTCCTCGCCAAGAGCAAGTAGCTGACGCTCTTGCTGGATTTTATGATCAAGACGGTTTATTCAGCGCAGTGTCGGCTTATGTAAAAGCAAAGACTGGACCATTTTTAATATTTGATTTTGCTGTGGAATCTAAATCATTTGTTGATAAGGTTAAGTTTGATAAAAAAGCCGAGAACAATTTTAAAAACATCGTAGAAGAAACAAGGAAGAGAATGGTCTCTGAATGAATTATGAAACAAGGTTGTTGAATGCAATTGTTGATAGCAATGGTTATGTTGAAGCTGTCAACCAAGGTGTGGAGAATGTCTTTGTAGAGAATAAAGATATTTGGAATTTTATTGTTGGTCACTATGACGAGCATAAGAAAGTTCCATCAAAAGAGACTGTTAAGCATCACTACCCTGATTTTGATTTTGTCCTGACTCCAGAGCCAATTAAGTATTACATTGATGAAGCAAAGCGTGAGTCGCTCTCTTATCAAACGAGAACTATTGTTGCTAGAGCGCATGCAATCCTGGGTGAGCTTGGTCCTAAAGATTCTCTTTCATATCTCATGGAAGAAACATCTCGTCTTTATAAATTCTCAAGCAGTCTAAAAGATACAGACCTTGCTGGTGAATGGAGAGATCGTGCCTCAAATCTTAAAGAACGATCCACTAGAGATAACAATGAGCTTCAAGGTCTACCTAGTGGAATCAATGTTATTGACAAGACATTTGGTGGTTGGCAACCTGGTGACTTTATTGTTCTTCTTGGATGGACAGGAGTTGGTAAATCATTTATTGCAAGATTGTTTGCGGTGAATGCTTGGAAGGCTGGATACAGACCTCTAATCATTTCTCTTGAGATGAACAAGATGCAAGAGGGGCAGAGACTTGATACTTTGCTTAACAATGGCGAGGGTAACTTTACCAATACCGATCTTGTAAGAGCAAACCCTCTCGTTGTTGATAAGTACGAGAAATGGGCAGAAGCTACATTTGAGGGTAAGCATGCAATCCATCTCGTAACATCAGAAGGTCTTGAGACAGCAGATCAAAACATGGTGCAGGCAAAGATTGATCAATACCATCCTGACCTTGTAATTCTTGACTATCACGGTCTGTTTGACGATGCAAGCGGTGCTAAGACAGAAACAGAGAAGGCAAAGAATCTGTCTAAGGCTTTTAAGCGTATGGCGGTTAAGAATAATGTGCCGATCATAGATGTTGCTGCAGTAACAATGTCTGAGGGGCACTCAGAGAGACCACCAGAGCTGGAAGAAGTAGCGTGGAGTAAGCAGTTGGCTTATGATGCTGACTTAGTTCTTGCAATCCATAGAGAACCATCCTCAGATGTTTTCCAGGTTGTTTCAAGAAAGGTTAGACGAGCCCATCACTTTGGTTTCTATCTTAGATGGAATCTAGAAACTGGTAAGTGGGCAGAGGAGTGGGATATCTAATGGATAGCCCTTCGCTGACTGGAACTGCAAAAGATATAGAAACTATTGCTAAGCTTAGACCCTGGATGGAAGATGAGGCAAGATTAAAGTATGGCTACACAGGGAAGACCAAATTATTCACGGACTACGACAAGCAGTCTGACACATTCTCGTTTTCAATTGTTTTCCAAGATGAATTTTGAAAATGAAGTAAAGGATCTATTTCAGAAGTTCGGTATCCATACTCATGGCGAGTCTGGTAATGAGCTAACTATCTATTGCCCATTCCATAAGAATAAGAACACGCCTTCTTTTTACATCAACAAGAAAACTGGACTATGGCAATGTTTTAATCCATCGTGCGGTAAAAAAGGCAACTTCAGACAGCTGTTCCGTCAAGTCACTGGTAAGCCATACGGTAGAGATACTGCTCTTGACCCAGTAGCATTGAAGAACCAATTAGAGCAAGCTTTAAAGCCAGTCATAACTCCAGAAGAGATTACTATTGATGGTTTAATGATTGATTACGATTCTGACTTAGCTAAGCAAAAGCTTATGCCATTTCTTGAGCGTGGTTTGTCTATGGATACATTAAGGCATTTTGAAGTTGGTTTCTCTGAGGCTAAGAATAGGATTGTTATCCCAGTAAGAAATGCTCAGTACAAAGTCATTGGTCTTATTGGAAGAGCGATAAGCTCAGATCAAGAACCTCGCTATCTCTACAACTCGGGTTTTAAACGAGCTACGATATTGTTCAATATTCAAAATGCAAAAAACTACAGTGAAGTTATTATTGTAGAGGGAAGCGTTGATGCGATGAAGGTGCATGAGGCAGGATTTCCTAATGTCGTAGCAACTCTTGGAGCGCAAGTTTCGTCACAGCAAGTAACAATGCTAAAGAAATACTTTGACAGAATTATTATATTTTCTGACAATGATGATGCTGGTAAAGCAATGAGAGATGCTATACTGGATACCTGCTGTGGTAAAGAGATTTGGATTGCCGATATTGCTGATGGGTTGAAAGATCCAGGGGAAATGGATGCAAGCCAAATTAATAACAGTATAATTAACAAACACATAACAATATAGGAGACAATATGTCATTTCAATCACTTAAAACCCTAAAAGACCTTGAGAGTGCAGTAGCACCAACTCAAGGCGCAAAATCGGGAGTAAAGAAATACTTTACTCTTCAGTCGGGCGATTCATTCAGGATTCGCTTCCGTCAAGAGCTCACAGAGGATGCTTCAAACTTCACAGAAGAAGTCGGAACTGGTATCACAGTTCCAGTTGTAACTTCACCAATTAACTGGAAGTGGAGAGTTGCATCTACCGCTTCATTTGAGAAGTACAACTATCGTTGCTGGGCTAGTGAACAGTCAGTTAAGGACAAGGCATGGAGAGCTAAGCCTCACTTGCTTATCAATATCGTAGTTGAAGTTGAGCCAGGAGTATGGGAACCTCGTATCCTTGACACCACTTTCAATCAACGCCATGTTGGTCTTACACTGATTGAATACGCTAAGGAGTTCGGTACCATTATGGACCGAGAGTACAAGTATTCCCGAACTGGTTCATCAGCATCGGATACAAACTACAGCCTTATTCCGCTGAGCGTATCAGAAGTGCCAAAGGGCGTTGCAGACATGCCAATGCATGACTTGGAAAATGTCTACATGACACTTCCATATGAGAAGCAACAAATCTTCTTGACAACTGGTGAGTTGGGCAAGGATACTTGGTAAAAATTGTAAATTGGGGAGGGGGAAACCCCTCCCCTTTGACAAAGGATTTTTGTGAAGCGTAAAACTATCGCTCTTGACCTTGATGGCGTAATTGCCGACATTGATTCTTCAATAAAAGATTACTTGTGGTACACATTTGGTGTAGACAATGAAGACTATAGTAGCTGGTTAATTAGCGATACAAAAGATGAAAACGCTCTAAAGTTATTTTCAGATAAACTATTCTGGAAAAATATAAAGCCATTTGAAGACGCATGGTATCAAGTTAATAAATGGTTTTCCGATGATGTTGATATTCACATTGTAACTGCAAGGCGATCAGAAGCTTCAGTAAGCATGACGGAGCCCTGGCTTGATGGATGGGGTATTAATACATTAATACCTACATTTGCCAAAATAAATGAGAAGCATGAAGTTATATCTAAGTTAGATCCCATCTTTGCTGTTGAAGATAACCCTTACGAAGTTATCTCGCTAAGAGATCATGGGGTTAACTGCTACCTCAGAAAAGCATGGTACAATAAGCCATTCTGGAATGAAGTACCTTGTATTGAAACACTCTACGATTTGGAGATTTAAGTGACAGATTTTGTTCACCTGCACTGCCATAGCGAGCACTCGCTACTGGATGGAATGTCAACGCCCGAAGAGATCGCACAGATTTCAAGCTCAAATGGTCAATTCGCTGCTGCTATCACTGATCATGGAACAATGGGCGGTGTTTTAAGATTTCAAGATGCATGTAAGAAGAATAATGTAAGACCATTGTTCGGTGTTGAATCATACTTTGTACCGTCAGTCAAAAATGATAGCGATGATAAGAGCGAAAGATTTCACTTGATTCTTCTTGCCAAGAACAATCAAGGGCTCAATAAACTATTCAAAATGTCTCAGATCGGCTGGCAGGATAACTTCTATTACAAGCCAAGAATTGACTTTGAACTTCTTGAGGACTTGGTTGATGATGATGTAATTGCATTGTCGGGCTGTAGAGGAAGTGCTATATCAAAAGCTATAGAAGCTGGTGATTACTCCAGGGCAGAGCAGTTGTCGGAGCGATTCATTAAGATATTTAAAGATGATTTTTATTATGAACTACAGGCGTGGAATCCAAAGGAAATTAACGATGGATTACTTGATCTTGCTTCTACATTCGGAAAGAAGGCTTTAGCGACTGCCGATTGCCATTTCCCTACGCATGAAGACAAGGGGTGTGAAGAAGTTCTCCTACTTATTTCCCAGTATCCAAGTCTTGGTGCCAGCGCTACAAATGCGGCTAAAGATAGTCTTGCAACAATCAATACAGTTGGGTCTGATGTGTTGAGCAAGGTTAACCATATGTACCCAAATAGATTTTTAAGATTTGATGATATTAATCCATACATCGCAAACGCTACTACTGTTCAATCCTGGTTTAAAGAAGTTGGTTATGACAGAACAGATTTGTTTGAGAACACATTGGAAGTCGCTCACAAATGCAGTGCAGAAATCGCAAAGAAGCGCAATCTTCTTCCAAAATATATCAAGTCACTTGACTCAGATGATTACTTACGAGAAGTATCTGAATTTAGACTAAAAGAACTTGGGCTCAGCGATGAATACAAAGAAAGACTTAATGAAGAGCTAGAGATTATTAAAGGGCTGGGTTTCTCTGACTACTTCTTGATGGTATGGGACTTAATCTCATGGGCTGACGCTAATAACATTGGGCGTGGTACTGGTAGAGGTTCTGTTGGCGGTAGCTTACTTGCGTACCTGTTAAAGATATCAAAAGTAGATCCAATCAAATACAATCTATTATTCGCTCGCTTTATTAATCCTGAGCGAAATGACTATCCCGACATTGACTTAGACTTTGAAGATAAGCGCAGAGGTGAGATTAAAGAATATCTTAGACAGCGATGGGGCAAAGACAATGTTGCTGCTATTACAACATTTGGGACATTCAAGGCTAAGTCTGCTGTAAAAGATGTCGCTAGAGTTCTTCAGGTTCCTTACGATGAAACAAACAATGTTACTCAGTTCTTTGAGACAATTGAGGAATTGATTGAATCACCAAAGGGCAAAGCATTCTGTAATAAATATCCTGATGTGCCAAAGCTTGCAAAGAGATTAGAGGGTCGTGTTCGCAATACAGGCGTACACGCTGCTGGAATGGTTGTTTCATCTATTCCATTAAATGAAGTATGCCCAATTGAAACTAGAAAAGAAACAGACGGTGGTGAGCGTGTAACGGTTACTGCTTTTGACATGACCGATGCAGAAGCTGTTGGGCTTATTAAAGTTGACATTTTAGGTCTAAAGACCGTATCTGTGATTAAAGATTGCCTAGCGAAGATTAAAGAGCGCACAGGTAAGGATGTAGAGGCTGAGTCTCTAATGCTTGACGATGAATTAGTCTTTAAGAACTTTAATGACGGTAATACCGTAGGTGTATTCCAGACCGATGCAGCTGCTTATAGAAACCTTATTGAGAGAATGGGTATTGATAACTTTAATGACCTTGTTGTATCCAATGCTCTAGTAAGACCAGGCGCTCTTCTTTCTCAGGGTCAAAAATATATTGACTGCAAAAAGGGAGTTACTCAACCATACTTCCCTCATGAATCAGTAAAAGAGATCCTGGAAGAAACATACGGAACGGTAATTTTTCAAGAACAGTTGATGCAGATGTCAGTAAAGCTCTCGGGGTTTACATGGTCGGATGCGGATAAGTTGAGAAAGATCATTGGAAAGAAAAGAGATGTTAAGGAATTTAAAGAGTTTAAAGATAAGTTTGTCAATAATGCAATCATTCCAAAACCAGAGGCGAGGCAAATCTGGTCTGAGTTTGAAATGTCTGCTCTATATATGTTCAATAAATCACACGCTGTAGCCTATTCAATGCTGTCGTATCAGACAATGTGGTTGAAGGTCAATTATCCGCTTGAGTTTATTTGGTCTCTTTTGTACAACGAAGATTCGGCTGAAAAGATCACTGCGTACCTAATGGAAGCACAAAGAATTGGTATTCCGATTCTTCCACCTGATGTTAATTATTCAGAAGAGTACTTTACTACTGATAGCAGTACTGGTCTTGATGCGATTAGATTTGGTCTTGCAAACATCGCTGGGTGTGGCAAGGCTGCTATTAAGGAGATTGAGACAAAAAGACCATTCACCTGTCTTGATGAGTTTAATAATAAATGCTCTAAGTCTGCTGTTAAAGCACCATTGAGAGAGAATCTTGAAAAGGTCGGAGCCTATGCATCGCTAGGTCATGTCTCTCAGTATCAGCATGAAAGATATTACTTGCCAATCCTGGGGTTTTCAATTAAGGCTGGCGAAGAAAAGAATGAAATGGATGAGTTTGTTGGCAACCTTGCCGATTTCCATGAAATCAATTCACCTCTGACACTGATTAAGGCAATTGTTAGATCAACAAAGAAAACACCTCAATATTTAAGAATTGAATTTGAAGATTACTCTGGCTCATCAACTGTGTTTGCAAGTAGAGATACAGAGCTGGCTAATAGGGATTATGTCTATGCATTGATTGGAGATAGAACGCTTCATTCATTCTGCGATGCGTACAATTTCGTTGATACTGATTTGCATAAGTTTATTATGCTAAGACAAAAGGGTGACAATCACGAATATAGCTGGCTGTATGATACTGGGCTGGGTCATATCGGTGAGGAAAAGACTCTTATGTATATTATGCACTCTAGAGTGTTTACTACGGCTAAAGATAAGACAATGGCAAACCTGTATTGTTGGGATGGACAGCAGATATTTAAAGTTGTTATATTCCCTAGACCGTATGCAAAATTAAAATCTGTGATTAAACAGGGGCAGTGGTATGCAGCTAGGCTTTCTAAAATTGAAGAAAAAGATGTTTTAGGCAGATTGGATTCGTACAAGGTAGATTCTGACTCTGCTATAATTTCAATTGAGAATTATATTGAACGCAAAAATTTAACAAAGGCAACTGTATAATTAATGAATCTAACCATCTATATCCCAACATATAGGAGAAATTCATTAGATGCTTGTTTAAACAGCATTGTCTCTCAATTCAATACAAATTTAGAGATAATTGTTTCAGATAACGACCAAGAACGCTACGCAAGTAATATAGTCTCTAAATACAAAAATTATGTTACTGAGTATTCAGTAAGAAAACAGAACATAGGTTGCGATGGTAACTGTCTATATGGAATAACTGCTGGAACATCAGAGTATGTTTGGGTTGTTGGAGATGATGACATTATCCTTCCAGGGGCGATAGATGCAATTATGCCAATGTTGAATGGTGTGGATAGGATTATGCAGTTTGCGCCATATTCTGGCGAGGTGATACCTGGTTTTTCTGGTACAATGGCTGGGTTGATAAATAGATTAAATGATAAATCATTTTTAATTGCAGCAACGCTTGCAAGTATGAATATATGGAAAAGAGATGTAATGGATTACGGGATTGGGGTTAAGAATCTGGATTCAAGAAATGTTCTAGCTTGGTCTGGTATCAACTGTAAGACGGTATCTATTCCCAACATCCCGACAGTGCTTGTTAATGATACTAATTCATATGAATTTAAAGATTTTGATACAGTAATGTTTGAATATTCAGATGCTTTAGCTGATGCTAACGGAGTAAATAGATTTACATTTTATAATGCAAATAAATGGAACTTTGTTAGTTCCTCATTGGAGAAAAAATGATTGTATATACTGGCGGTACATTTGACCTCTTTCACTCAGGTCATGTGAGGTTGCTAAAGAAGTGTAGGGATTTGGCTGGTATTGATGGAGAAGTTGTTGTCTCTGTAAACCCAAGTGAATTTGTCTCTGTCTATAAAGAACCACCAATTTGTGATTTGCTTGAAAGAATGGAAGTGGTCGCTTCATGCAAATGGGTTGATAAAGTTATCATCAATACAGGTGGAGCTGATTCAAAACCTGCTATTCTAGAGGCAAAACCTGATCTAATCGTTGTTGGTTCCGACTGGGAAAATAAAGACTATCACAAACAAATGGGCTTTACCCAGGAGTGGTTGGATGAACATAACATCAAAGTTGTGTTCGTTCCGTATACAGAAGAGATTTCAACAACAATTATTAAAGCAAGAATTTTAGATAGAATGTTCCAATAAAGGAGAAATATGTTAATTGTAGATAAAAGAAAAGGCGACACAATGCCTATTCACGATGTTATTCCTACTCCCAGTATCGGTTTGAATCGGGCTTTGGGTGGCGGTTTAAATACTGGTGCGACTCACTTGTTTTGGGGAACACCATCGGTGGGTAAAACTACTATGTGTTTTCGGATTATTGCTGAAGCTCAAAAGATTGGGTATCGCCCAGTTATCATTGACTCGGAGTCTTCCTATAATGATGCGTATGCTGCCAAGTGCGGGATTAACATTGATGATGTGGTGATTATTCAGTCAACGGTTGTAGAAGACATCATGAAGAATCTGATCGGATATCTGACAGATGATAAGGAGAAACATATCTTCTTGTTTGATTCACTGTCTAATATCATCAAGGAAGAATTCTACGATAAGCCTGAAGGTGGTAAAGCAATGGGCTTGCAGTCACGCTCGCAAGGCTACCTGCTACAGAAGCTGGTGAACTATCTCCATAAGGAGCGCAACATCATGCTATTCGTTGCTCACCAAACAGTTGACTTGAGCGGAATGTTTGCGGTGACGAAAGCCAAGATGGGCAACACGGTTCACCATAATATGCACAACATCGTCAAGCTCTTTCTTTCCATGTCAAAGAGTGAAATGGAGCGTGAAGAGAACAACATGATTACCTCGCAACGAGCGACTTGGACTGTTGAAAAGACAAAACAGATTCCCACAATCGGCGCAACGGGTTATTATTATGTTCTCCCACAAGAGGGGCGAATTGATCAATATCGTGAAATTATTGATATCGCAATTGAGATGGACATCATCCAGCGTAAGGGTGCCTGGTACAGCTATGAAGAGAGTAAGTGGAATGGTATGGGAGCAATTGAGTTAACCGATAAGCAAACTAAGGAAATACTCAAGCGCATAAATGCATGATCTTTTCAATTCATACTGATCAGCATATTAAAGATGCGGTTGATATCTTTGGCTATGCCTATGGATATACCAACATTGTAAAACATTTTAATCAATTTACTTATGGCGATAAACAGCTAGAAGTTCTTGAAAACAACCCTGCTGCGCAGATTCAAATGTTTTATATGGAACCTGAATGGCATCATCATGTTACTGGTCAAGATTTTCGTCAGCCAGGATTTAAAAAGCATTATGACCATCAATATAAGATTAATGGCACATATCTAGAGGCTACAAGAGCTTGGGATTGGTGGATTCCCACCATGAAAACATTTGATGAGATCTGGGTAGGTAATCAATTTTCCGTTGAAGCAATTGCTAACTCTGGTGTTAAGACTCCAACATATGTCTTTGAGTTAGGCATTGATAAGATGTGGACATCTAAGATGCGTGGAAAAGGTGACAAGATCCGCTTCCTACATGTGGACTCAGATAGCCCTAGAAAGCGTGTAGATCTCGTTGAGAAGGCTTTTTTAATGCTCTTTGAGGGAAGAGATGATGTTGAGCTAACTTTAAAATACCATAGCAAGGGTGAAGCTAGTGGATATAGCGTACTTGAGCTTTTCAAGGACAAAGAGTATCCGAATATTAATAGGATATATAAAACGGTTAAGCAAGAAGATATGGTCAAGCTATACCACGATCATGACATTTTGGTTTACCCATCCGAAGGCGAAGGGTTCGGTCTAATCCCACTCCAGGCGCTGGCAACAGGTATGCCTGCTATCTCAACTGGAAGATGGTGTTCTTATGAAAGATTCTTGGGCGGGAATATCATTGAATCAAAAATTGGAAGAACACAACATACTGGATATCACACAGGTGAAGTTATCCTTCCAGAGCTTGACTCTCTTCTTGATTTGATGAAAAATGCAGTTGATAATATTGAATCACAATGTGAGTTTTATTATAAGCAGGCACCGCAAGTTATAAAAGAATATGACTGGCAGAACCAGTGCGACAAGATGCTTAGTTCTTTAATAAAGCGTATTGGTGCTGATATGTTTGAGCCTATCGGGGCGGTATTCAAAAATAAATATATTTATTTTCAGAATGGAGCAGGATACAGCACAGAGTCTGGTGTAAAATTCACTAGACAAAGACCGATTCAAAAAGTTACTGAAGCGGAATATAGTTCTTTAATTATAAATTCCAACTTTAGAAAACCAACAGAAGAAGAAATAATTAAACATTTAGGAGGCTATAATGAGTGACATGGATTTTAATAACTATCAATTTAGAGCAGCGAAGACCGCCATCTATCCTAAAGAAGATCTTCAAGGTCTTCTGTACACCACTCTTGGTCTTGTATCAGAGGCTGGAGAAGTTGCTGGTAAGGTGAAAAAGATTATCCGTGATGACAAGAGTGTGATTAGCCCAGAGCGCCATGAGCAATTAGTTGATGAGCTTGGCGATGTTCTCTGGTATTGTGCAATGGTCGCTGATGAATTAGGTATCACGCTAGGACACGCAGCTGAGCGTAACATTTCTAAGCTTGAAGACCGCAAAAATAGAAATGTAATTGGTGGATCTGGCGATAATCGCTAGTATCCGAGGTATTGATCATGGTTGTGATAGGAGCTAGATCATACAAGTGTCCGTGTAAAAAAGTAATTCCTCAAGAACCAGAATGTGGTGACAGAGGTGTGGAAGAGGATGATTAGTGAAAAGAACAGAAAAAGAAGAGATCAAGCGTGATGGCGCAAAGGCAGTCAAGAACTCTGGTCGTGGAATTAGGAAGGGAGATGCTTCTCTTCATAAGTTCTTAGTTGATTATAAGCATAATGCTAAAACTTTTACGCTTACGCTAAAAGCTTGGACTAAGATGAGAAAAGATGCTTTTAACGCTAACTATAAATATCCATGCATTTCTGTTGTGTTCGGAGAGAATTCCGAAACAAAAGTCGCTATAATTGACTGGGAAGTATTCCAGGATTTAGTAAAAGGAAGTGAATATGAAGATTAAATTATTTTGTGACAGATTGTCTGGTCATAAGTGCATTGGTTTAACACTTGGTCATGATGAGCTTTATATTGGGGTCAATCTTATATTTTGGATGATTGGTATTGCAAAAGTCTATCCACCATATCAAGCGACTATTTTTACAGAAGATTTGAGGAAAAATGCCTGACATTATTGTTGATACAGCAGTTCTTGCTGAGCAAATGGGTGAAAAAGCTGAAGAGTTTATTGAATGCATTAAGATAGTTCAGGATATCATTGAGAATCCACAGGATTACATTGGTATGCAAGCTATCAAATACGCCAATATCCTCTCGGGCTACAGAACGCTTATGATAGTTAAATCACAAGCCTTTAAAAGAAGATCTACTATTATGAGCGAACAAGACAAGTTTGTTAATGATATTTGGAAGACAATGTACGAAGCACTAACAGAAAATATCAATGCCCTTAAATTAGCGGCAAGAGGAGTGAATTAAATGAAAGCATTAAAGCAATTGAGGGCTCCTAAGGCAGTAGCGCCAGTGAGTGAAGAAGTTGTTATGAAAGACCTGGTTGAAGCTATTAACGAGCATCTTGCCTTGAGAAATACCCCATCTTTCAAAAAGGTTAATGGGTTTCACCCAAGCTATACCAATCAGTGTGCAAGATACTGGTATTACATGTTTGAAGGAATTAGCGTAACTCCATCATTTAATCCTCAGACTTATCGTATTTTTGATAATGGACATGCCGTTCATGAAAGACTTTATAGTTATTTAAGAGATATGGGTATTCTTGTTGCAGAAGAAATTCGTGTAACTCATGAAGATCCACCAATTGAAGGTACTGCAGATGGTATAATTAATTGGTATGGTGAAAAACTAATTGAGCTAAAATCAATTAGTCAAGAAGGCTTTCACTATAGACAATTACATAACAAACCAAAAGACGAACATTACCGACAAGCCCAAATTTACATGGAATGCTTAAACCTGGATTCGGGTTTTGTCATTTACGAAAACAAAAATAATCAGGAGATCCTTCCAATCTTTATTGAAAGAGATCAACCGTTTATTGATAAACTATTTAAAAAGTATAGGAAGTTTCATGGTGCTTATCTGAGCAAAGAAATTCCTGTACAGCCATACAAGAGAAGCTCGGCTAACTGCTCTTCTTGTGATTTGGCAAAACACTGCTGGGCAGAAGGAGAGCAAAATGAAAGTGAGGACACCCCGTTCTGATTTTGCAAATGAGTAAATGGTTAATGAAGAAACAAAGATTTGTGCATATGAAGAATGTAATAAAGAATTTAAAGCAAAAGTTTATAATGCTATTTATTGCTCTGCTGAATGTCGTAAAATTGTAACTAATAGAAATTTATTAGCTAGTTATTACGAAAAGAAAAATAATAAAAATAAAAAAAGAATTTGTAAAACTAAAAATTGCACAACAGTGCTTTCAAGGTATAATAAAGAAAATATCTGTGAGCAATGTAAAAAAGAAAGATTTGTTCAAAGGCTTGTTTCCTGGGGCTGGTCGGAGAAAGAAGTTAGAAGGGGCGTTGAATGACGCTTCGTTCTTTAGTTTCCTCTATCAAAGAGGATAGGGTTTTAGCAATTGATCCCGCCTCTCACTCTCTAGCCTGGGTTATTTATGATGTAAGTCTTGATAATATTAATCTGGTTGCCTCTGGCAAGATTGATTATAAAAAAGATAAGGACATATCTGTTAAGTTTAAAGCTATAGATAATGGTCTTACTTATCTAGTACAGGAGTTTAAACCTAAGCATGCGATTATTGAACAGTCAATTTATGTACAGAATTTTGAAACGAGCAGGATTATCTCGTATATTATTGGCTACAGTTGGGGAGTTCTCAGCGCTGGAGGATGCCAGGTTTCGGATGTAAATCCTTTAATGTGGAAATCTGGAATTGGATACAAGAATCTGGGCAAGAAGGATGCGGAAGCTCTCATTAATAACGGGGAGAAGGGTTCTCTCCAAGTTAAACAAAAGAATGAGAGAAAGAAGCGTGTGCGAGATATTGTAAGAAATTATTTTGCTACAGATGACATCAATATAGATGATGATGATATTATAGACGCTGCAGGTATTGGATTATGGTATTCTTTAAAAAAGATACGAGAGGTCAATAATGGCAAATGAGCCTTATAAAGATAAAGCTTTTTTGTATGAGATGTATGTTCAAAGAAGATTGAACTTAACTGATATTTGCAAGCATTTAAAAGATACTTACAACATTGAGGTTACTCCTCAGGCTATTTATAACTGGGTGAAGAAATATGACTTACTCAAGTTTAGAGGAAAAGGAAGAAATCTTAGTGGTAATACTCAGCAGCAAAAGCGTGAGAAGTCACCAATGCAAATAGAGTCCGAGAGAAGGAAACGAGAGATGAGAAAACGAGCTCAGCATAACAAGAAAATGAGGGGAAGATGAGAAGGTCGGTTACTACCAAAGATATTAATTCTTTTTCAAAACTCAACATGATTTATAATCAGGTCAGAGTTATTGAAGCCAAGATGAATCAAACAGACTACAAGTGCCTGGGCTCAGGTAAGTGCTGTCACATCGGGTTGTCTATACACATGGCAGAGTGTGCCAATATCGCTTTCAATTTAAGACAGCAATATTATCTATATCTTGAGGATAAGGGTTATGAATTTGCTGACAACTGGATTGATGGCGTTACAGAAGACCTTAAGGCTGCAATGTATGACGATAGCTGGCAGATCGGTGGTGAATCAAAGAGACTGTGCGCCTTTTATAAAGGTGGTTGCTCTATCTATGGATATAGACCAATGGTGTGTCGCACATTTGGTACAATAACAACGGTTGATGATTATTGCCCAAGAATTAGAAATGCCCAAGGCTCAATTGATTATTTTAGCGGTGAAGGCGTAAAGAAAGTAATCAAGATGTTCCAGGATTTCCTTAAGGAATACACAAGGGATAAAGACAAGGGTTATGATATGACCGTCTATATGCCATTAGGTGTATTAAGCTTCTTGCTTGAGCCAGAAGAGCTTTATGAGCTTCAGGATAAAACTGATCCGAAGTTCTGGAAGGCTGTTGACGGATGGGTTAACTACCGAGTTGAGTATATAAAAATGCATGGATACGATCATGATGTCCTTGAAAAAGAAGCAGAGATTATTGGTGTCCCATTAAGGTTTCCTAAACTAGAAACAAAGTAATGATAGTTTGGTCTGATAATCAACATTCAAAAGTAAGTGTTGGTTATGGCTATGTACCAGATCGCTTATATCCTTACCTTGAGAAATCTGATCTGCCGATTGAAAGAAGAACTCCAGAAACTCCAGAGGAGTTTACTGATTTATTTCGTGTAATTAATTTAGGGTACTTTTCTGAAATATACGGTAGTGATAAGATTTTAATCAACCATTCAATGCCAGAGGCGTTTGTTAAATCATCTCTTTATTCAATTGGCTTTACATATTGGGAAACAAATAGACTACCAGACGATTGGGTTAAGAATTGCAATAAGATGGATGAGGTGTGGACTTCCTCCAGGTTTATGCAGGATGTTTTTGTTAAATCAGGAGTTAAAGTTCCTGTCTATGGTTTCAATCTGGGCGTTGATCCAGCACTTTATTCTCCACTGAGAAGATATGCTCATAACCAATTTACATTCTTGTCTATGGGCTCTCCATCTACCCGTAAGAACTCCCAGGTGAGCGTAGACGCTTTTTTAAAGCTGTTTGGCGGGAATGATGAGTATCGCCTTATTTATAAATCAAATGGTGCACCAGACGCTCGCAATTATGCTGACGGAGTGATGCTGGGGAAGCTTGATCATCCCCAGATAGAGATAATTGATGAAGAGCTATCTCACAGTGATCTAGCAAAGATTTATGACGAGGCAGATTGTTTACTTTACCCGACAAGCGGAGAGGGTTGGGGGATTATTCCATTCCAGGCGATTGCTAAAGGTATCCCTACTATCTGCACTAATGCAACAGCGTGTGAAGAGTATGCCTATATGTCTGTTCCACTAGATTACGAATGGTCTCAAGATAAAATGTCTGGCATATATGAGAACGCTGGATTCTGGGCAAAGCCAAATTTTGATGATTTATGTGATAAAATGTTATATGTAGTTAATAACTACGATAAGGTTTCAAAAAAGACTTTTTCTAGTGCTGAGTATATAAATAAAAATATGACTTGGGAAAAAGTTTCAAAGGATTATGTAGATAGATTATGTCAGATATTGAAAGATACCAAGGCGAAACATTAATTGATGAAATAAAAAAGGTGGAAGAAGTCGGTCTTCTTTATGTAAAAGGCTACTCTTATTCTGAAATAGCCCAATTACTCTCGCAGCCAATTGAGAAAACAAAGAATTATATTAAAGAATACAAGAAAATACTTAACCGACAGGCTGAGGATGATCCATATTTTCTTGAGAAATTACAGTTCAATACAATCAAGGCTTTGCAGGAGTTTGATCAGCTAAGCAAAGAAGCCTGGGAAACTGTCAATATCGCTACAGATCACGGCATGGTGCCTGCAAGAATTCAGGCTATTAAATTAGCTGGTGAGCTTGCTACTAAGAAAGCTCAATTGCATAAACTTTTGAGCGGCACACAGGCGGATAATGTTTATATAGAAAGAATGCAGAAAGCAGAGAATGTTAATCAGATGCTTTCTAAGGTTCTTAGAGATGTTATTGCTAAGCATCCAGAAATTGCTAATGAAGTTCGTAAAGAGCTTGAAATAGCATTTGCGATTATGAATCCAGATGAGAACTAAAAAATGTTTATTTTTAACGCTACCATAAAGGTACAAAAAGCTCTTTTTTTTACACCGTCACATAAAGGTACAGAAAACCAGATGAAGAAACAGCTCACGCACACAGGTGGTGATTCACATGAGTGATTTCGTAGGAATGAATCTTGACTTAAAAGATTTTGATCGTCTTTTGCGTCAGGATGATCTTATAGAAACTCCTGTTGATATTCAAACATTTGTGCAAGATAAAGAATACCTGGGTTTACCTCCACTTTCGGATATTCAATTGGAAATTGTAAGACATTCTACACAGATTTTCAAAGAGCGTACATTGATTGCGATGTATGGTGAAGAAGAAGGAAAGAGATGGTATAAAGAATATACTGATAATGAAGTTATTTGTATGCTTGGTAAAGGTTCTGGTAAAGACCATTGCGCAAGAATATCAATGGCATACACAGTATACCTAATCCATTGCCTTAGAGATCCGTTAATTTATTACGGTAAGGCTCATGGTGTTTATATTGACTTGCTAAACCTAGCTGTTAATGCTCAGCAAGCACAAAGAGTATTCTTTGAACCATTTAAAAACTTATTGTTAAGATCTCCTTATTTCAACCGAGTTGGATTTGAACCAAGAGTATCAGAAATATTCTTCTTTTCTAGACCTGTTCGTTGCTTTTCTGGTCACTCTGAATCTGAAGGTTGGGAAGGTTATGAAGTAATGACAATCATTTTGGATGAAATTGCAGCTTTTAAAACTGATGCGGAATTGCGTGGAGAAACAAGATCAAAGGGATCTGCGTCTGCGATTTATAATATGTCTAAGTTATCAATCATGTCTCGCTTTCCAGAAATAGGTAAAGTAATTCTTTTGTCATTCCCTCGTTATAAAGGTGACTTTATTCAACAGAGATACATTAACTCTAGAGAAAAGAAAGAACCAAAAACTTGGTCA